AATTCTTGATGAATAAATTATTAAACACATTAGAACAATATTTAGCTAAATTACAAAGCTGGTTATGGAATAAACGCTGGAACAAACGTAAATAATGGATATTGAAATACCCTACCAGCCAAGACCACTACAAGAAAAGATCCACAATGATCTAAAGAGATTTAATGTTATTTGCTGTCATCGCAGATTTGGCAAAACAGTATTTGCAATCAATCATTTAATTATGACTGCTTGTGAAATTCCAAACGCAAGGTTGGCGTACATCGCACCTACTTATCGTCAGGGTAAAGCAGTCGCTTACGACTATTTAAAAGAATATACAGACCCTTTGATGAAACTAGGCGGTAAACGTCACGAAACTGAACTAAAGGTTGATCTATGGAATGGATCACGAATTCAAATCTTTGGTTCTGACAATCCTGATGCTCTTAGAGGGTTAGGGTTTGATGGCGTATGCATGGATGAGTTTGCTCTTATGTCACCTCGTACTTGGACAGAGATCGTAAGACCTGCTGTCAGTGACAAGCTAGGCTATGTTATTTTTATTGGTACCCCTATGGGTCACAATCAGTTCTGGGATGTGTATGACTTTGCTAAACGCACAGGTAAAGATTGGTACGCACAATTATATAGAGCTAGTGAAACAGAAATTATTGCTGCTGAAGAACTTGAGTCTGCTAGAGCTACTATGCCAGAAGATCAATACGAACAAGAATATGAATGTTCATTTCAAGCTGCAGTTAGTGGAGCCTATTATGGCAAGCAAATACAAAAAGCTGAAAAAGAAAAACGCATTGAAATTGTAGATTATGACAAAAGTGTCGGTGTAGAAACATGGTGGGATTTAGGTATTGGTGATTCAACTAGTATTTGGTTTGCACAACGTATCGGCAATGAGATACATCTGATAGATTACTACGAAACATCAGGTGAATCACTTGCACATTATGCGAATGTATTAGAAGATAAAGGTTACAACTATAGTCGGCATGTAGCACCACATGATATTGTGGCTAGAGAATTAGGTACAGGTAAATCACGACTAGAAGTAGCGTATGAATTAGGTATTAATTTTGATGTATGTCCAAAGCTAGAAATACAACATGGTATTGAAGCGGTTAGAAATACATTAGATAGGTGTTGGTTTGATAAGAACCGATGTAAATATGGTATTGATTGTTTACGACAATACCGTAAAGAGTTTGACGATAAGATGCAGACATTTAAAAACAAGCCGTTGCATAACTGGGCTTCACATGGTAGTGATGCTTTTAGATATGGATGTGCAATAGACCCTGACACAACAAGTCAGTGGAAAACAGAAATTAACATAGATACAAGGTATATAGTTTAATATGGCAAAAGGTAAACCACTTACAGAATTAGAAGTAGGCTCGATAGTTAGCTCAGAGATCAAAGCATCTTTAGGTTATATTGGTTCAGACATAACTGAACAAAGACAAAAATCATTAGAGTACTATTTTGGTGAACCATTTGGTAACGAACAAGATGGTAGATCACAAGTTGTTTCTACAGATGTGTCTGATGTTGTTGAATCTATTTTACCTACATTACTAAGAACTTTTGCAGCTAGTGATGAAATTGTTAAGTGTGAACCTGTTACTGCCGAAGATGAAGAAGTAGCTAAACAAGCAAGTGATTATTTAAACTACGTGTTTAATAAAGACAACGATGGTTTTATAACTTTGTACACGTTATTTAAAGATGCATTAATACAAAAAAATGGTGTAGCTAAAGTTTATTGGGATACTTCCAAGAAGAGAGAACGTGAGTCATACGAAAAATTAAGTGAAGATGAATACACTATGTTGTTGGATGAAGATGGTGTTGAAGTTAAAGAACATACTGAGTATGAAGATGAAAGTGCTATAAAAGAAAAAGAACAAATATTAGAACAAATTAATCAATCAGGTCAACCTGTTGATCCAATGATGTTAGAACAATTAGAAGATGCACCTATTCCGATGATGCATGATGTAGTTATTGAAAGAATAGAAACATTTGGTAAAGTTAAAGTAGAAGCTATACCACCTGAAGAATTTCTTATTGAACGTAGAGCTAAAAATATAGAAGAAGCAAACTTTGTTGCACACCGTACTACCTCTACAAGAACACAGTTAATAGAAGCAGGCTTTGACCATGATAAAGTTTATAGTTTACCTGCAGACACACAAGACAAGTACAATGAAGAAAAAATTACTCGTTTTCGTAACCTTGATTATGATTATGATAGTAACTCTGGTGAAGCAAGTACTGATGAAATTTCAATCTACGAGTGTTACATAAGAATAGACGAAGAAGGTGATGGCGTTGCTAAATTAAGAAAAATTACTTTAGCAGGTACTGAAGGCTACACCGTTTTAGATAACGAGTTATGTGATAGCATACCTTTTATATCTGTAACACCTATTATAGTACCACATAGATTTTATGGTCGTTCTGTTTCTGAAATGACTGAGGACTTACAATTAATTAAGTCTACAGTTATGCGACAGTTACTCGACAACATGTATCTAACAAACAATAACCGAGTCGCAGTAATGGATGGTCAAGTTAATCTTGATGACCTATTAACTAATAGACCTGGTGGTGTAGTTAGAACTAAAGGATCTCCTGGTCAAGTAATGATGCCAATGCAAACGCAAACTATTAATAGTCAAGCGTTTCCTATGTTAGAATATTTAGATACAGTGCGTGAACAACGTACTGGTATTACACGATACTCACAAGGTATGGATGCTGATTCATTAAATAAAACAGCAACAGGTGTAAATACAATATTATCTCAGTCACAAATGCGTGTAGAACTTATTGCTCGTATCTTTGCAGAGACTGGTGTTAAAGACATGTTCTTAAAAATGTTTGAACTAATTGTTAAACACCAAGACAAAGAAAGAATTATTAAAATAAGAAATAACTTTGTTCCGTTTAGACCTATGGAATGGCGTAATCGTTGCAACATTTCTATAAGTGTTGGATTAGGTACTGGTTCAAGAGATCAACAACTTTCTATTTTAAACAATATACTACAAACTCAACTTAAAGGTTTGGAGCTACAAGGTTCGTCTGCAGGGCCTATGGTTAATTTGCGTAACATTTATAACACGTTAACTAAGATTGTAGAAAACGCTGGTCTTAAAAACCCTAATGCGTTCTTTACTGATCCTGACATTGGCCAACAAAACATGCCACCACCACAACCACCACAACCTACTGAGTTTGAAAAAGTATCACAATTACAAGTACAAGGTGAGAACTATAGAAAACAAATAGATAGTGAATTAAAAGTCAAACAATTAGAAAAAGACTATCAAGAAATGATTTTAAAGTTTGAAACTAGAATTAAAGAACTTGAGTTACAGTATGGCACTAAAATTGATGAAGTTGAATTACGTAACAATGCTATGTTAGCTAAAGAAGAGTTAATACAACAAGGTAAGATACAAGAACAAGCACAACGTGCCTTAATTGAACAACAAAAAAATGCACTTGGCAATCTTGACCGCAGACCACAAACTGTGATAAACCCTAACGATGAGCAACAATAAATTAGAAACTGAAAAACAACGTGGTGATAGAGCAAAGTTATTGCTTGAAGAACCATTATTTAAAGAAGCATTTAAACTACTTAAAGATGAGTATCAAAATGCTATGTTTCAAACTAAACATAATGATGATGATGTCCGTAAAGCCTTATGGCAGGCGTATCATATAACTGATAAAGTTGAGAACCATTTTAAAACAGCAATGGAAACAGGTAAATTAGCATCTGTACAACTTAATCAAATTAAAAAGAATTCGAATTAAATCGAATACACCAACCCTATCAGGAGTGTAACATTTAACGAAAGGAGGTTGTTATGGCTGATAACCAAACAACTAACGTAATAGAAGCAGGAAACATTATAAAAGGTCTTATGACTGGTAGTGAATCTGCACCTATTGAAACTGTTCCTACAGAAATATCTGAGGAACCAATAGAAACAGTGGAAACAGAAGAAGGACTTCTTACTGAAGAAACTGAAAGCCCTGATGAGACCGAGTCTTATGAGGCAGAAGAAACATCTGAGTCGAGTGATATACAAGAGAACTCTAAGGAACCGTACTACGCTGTAACCGTTGATGGTACAGATCTATCGGTCAACCTAGAGGAGTTAATTCAAGGGTATCAACGGAATGCAGATTACACTCGTAAAACACAGGAACTTGCACAGGAAAGAACCCAGTCAAGTGAATTTGTCGAACGATCCAAAAAAGACGTTGAAGCTAAACTACAAAGGTTAGACCAACTTAATAACGCTGCACAAGCACAACTACAACAAGAATACGCTGAAGTTGATTTTGAGAAGTTATATGATGAAGATCCAGTAGAAGCTGCTAGACTAGAGCATAAGATGCGTAAAAAACATTCACAATTAGCTCAAGTTTCACAGCAAACTCAAGAGTTACAAGCTCAAGAGTTTAACAAATACTTAGGTGAGCAACAAAAACTTCTTAGTACTAAAGTACCAGAATTACTTGATGACCAAAAAGGCCCTCGTTTTAAACAACAAATGAGAGACTATCTTGGTAACATTGGATTTAATGATTCAGAAATCAATAGTGTGTACGATCACAGATACGTGATGCTTGTTAAAGATGCGATGTCCTATCGTAATCTTCAGAAAGCAAAGCCAGGAATAAGAAAAAAAGTGGCTAATGCTCCTAAGGTTGTCAAAGGTGGAGTGGCTAAAAGTAAAGGTCAAGCTGACGCAGAAGCTAAACGTCAACAACTCTCAAAATTACGTAAGACTGGACAGGTCAGAGACGCTGCTAAGTTTTTTCGTAATTTAGTCTAACAAATAATAAGGAGGCCTTATGGCACAACCAACTAACTTATACGATACGTATGATACTACTGGTATTCGAGAGGATTTGACGGATGTAATTTACAACATTTCTCCAGAAGATACTCCAATACTATCTGCACTTCCTAGAAGTGCGGCTAAAGGAACAAAACATGAATGGCAACTAGATGCACTTGCTGCACCTGCTGCTAACTCTGTTATAGAAGGTGACGATGCAAGTATTGATAACCTTAATGCTGGAGCTACAACTAGAGCTTTTAACTTCACTCAGATTCAAGATAAAGTAATTGCTTTGTCTGGAACTCAGTCAAGTGTAGACGCTGCTGGTAGAGCTGACGAAATGGCATATCAAATTGCAAAGAAATCTAAAGAACTTAAAAAAGATATGGAATTTGCACTAATCAAAGGTACAGTTCAAGAAGCAGGCGATGCTACTGATGCTAGAGATCTTGGTTCACTTCCAACTTGGATTAAGTCTAATGGTGATGCTGGTGCCACTGGTGGTTCTTTATCCACTGGCTCTGGTACTGATTTACCGAATTCAGGTGATGACAGAGACCTTACTGAAACAATCTTAAAAACTGTTATACAAGAAGTTTACACTTCTGGCGGTGACTTAGATTTATTGGTAGTTCCACCATCTGTCAAACAAGTAATCTCAGGATTCAATGCGAACACAACTCGTTTTGGCCCTGCTGATAAAAGAGTAGAATATGCAGCAATCGATGTATATTCATCTGACTTTGGTGACATCCAAGTAGTACCGAACAGAGTTATGGCAACGACAGATGAGAAACTTTGTTTCTTACTTCAGTCTGACATGGCTGCTGCTGCGTACCTTAGAGATTTCCAAATTGGAGATCTTGCTAAGACTGGTGACTCAGAGAAAAAACAACTTTTAGTTGAATGGACTCTTGAGATGAGAAATGAAGCCGCACATGGCATCATTCTTGACATCGCACAATAAGACTAATTAGGGGAGACTTAGGTCTCCCCTTTTATTAATAAGGAAAGAATATGAATAGTCCAACCACATTTAAACCAGGTGCTACCCAAACTGTAGCTGTAGGTACATCATCTGCTGCTTCAAATGCAATTAACGCACAAACAACTGCACTAAGAATTGTTGCTACTGTAGACGCTTTTGTAGAAATTTCATCTGGGCCAACTGCAAGTTCAGCTTCATTTATTTTACCAGCATTTACTGTTGAGTATTTTAGAGTTTCTGGTTCTGATAAAGTAGCTTTTTTAAGAGTAGGTTCTGTAACAGGAACTTCCAGAGTAACAGAACTAAGCCAGTAATGAGACCAGCTTTTTTTGGCATAAGAAGTCAAGACAGATACCGTAATCGTAGGACAGATGTGCCTAACGATGCTATTAACCTAGAAGATTTAACATACCTATTATTAGAAACAGGCGATAACATCATACGTGAAGATGGTGTAGGTGTTTCTTACTTTACTGATACTCCTATACAAAACTAATGGAGTTTAGTGAATTAGTAAATATTATAAAGAACAAAGAGCAAAGCTCTAAACAACAAATTAAAAACAAACAAAGATTAAAAGTTTTAAGAAAGAGGATTAAAAATGGCTGATAGTAAGATTAGTGCATTGACAGCATTGACGTCTGCTGCTGCTGCTGACGTATTACCTATTGTAGATACCAGTGCAACTGCAACTAAGAAAATGACTATAGAAAATATATTTAAAAACATACCTGTAAGTGTAGGTGTTAATGAAGGCACACCACTTGCTAAGTTGCACGTAACTAGAGATGCGGTAAATCATTCAACACAAAGTTCACTAGCACCAATATTTGTTGAAGATGATAATAGACCAGGTATTTTTTTCTCAGGTAATTTAAACAACATAGGTATTATACAATTTGGTGATAACTCATCAATTAATGCTGGTGAGATTTTTTATGCTCATAGTGATGATAAGTTTAGTTTTAGATGTGCAGGTACTGTACAAACAACTTTAGCTGATGGTGTATTAGCACCAGAAACAGATTCAGATGTAGATTTAGGTACAACCTCTTTACGCTTTAAAGATACATTTGTAGATTCTATTACTGTTACTGGTGAAATTGATGGTGCTTCTCTTGATATTGAAGGCAATGCAGATATTAATGGTACTACAAACTTAGACGTAGTAGATATTGATGGAGCTGTAAACATGGCAACTACTGCCCTTGTTACAGGCGTGCTGACAACAACAGCAGCTACAGTTTTTAATGGTGGGTTTGCTAGTAATGCTGACTCTACTATGGGTACTGACAAGAAAATTCAATTTCGTGATGCTGCAATCCACATTAGCTCAAGTGCTGATGGACAGCTTGACCTTGTTGCAGATACAGAGATTCAGATAGCTGCTACTACAATTGATATTAATGGTGCTATTAATGCAAGTGGCGAAATTATTGCTGCTTCTCTTGATATTTCAGGAGCCATAGACGTAGACGGAACATCTAACCTAGACGTAGTTGATATAGACGGTGCAGTAGATATGGCTAGTACATTAACTGTAGCTCAAGCTATTAATGGCTCATTAAAAAGATGGACAGCTAAAACTTCTGCATATACTGCAGTAGCTGGTGATAGATTATTAGCTGATACAGCAACAACTGCTGCATTTACTATTACATTACCTTCAGCACCTGCTGTAGGAGATGAGATACATATACTGGACAGTGCTGCAAATTTTGACAGTGCTAACTTAACAGTAGCAAGAAATGGAAAGAAAATACAAGGAGCAACTGCTGATTTAACTATAACTACAGAGAATACAGGTATTGGACTTGTGTTTATGTCTGACACTTATGGTTGGAGAATATTAGTAGATGCTTATGATGTAGATCCAACAGAGCTGTAATATGACAACTGAAATTTATAATTCACAAAATAAAGATATTTATGTAGATGAGGCAACGCATAAGTTAGTTATAAAAAAAACTCAAGATACTACTAATATATTAGCACAAAATAAAATAGCTCGTAATCACAGATCATTAGAACAAAAAGGTGAGTTTCAACGTATTGCACAAATACCCTTAATTGCATTACAAATAAAAACTAAAGAACGCTTTGGACATTCTAATTGGCATCAGTTGCACAAAGAAACACAACGTGAATTAATTAAAGGTATGGTTAATAGTAATGAATTTCAAAACTTTAGGGTTGGAGAGAAACGATTGTAATGGCTTTAAATAACTATTCAAACTTACAAACTTCTATTGCTAATTTTTTAGCACGTGATGATTTAGCTGCAGAGATTGTAGATTTTATTGCATTAACAGAAGCAGACTTTAACCGTAGATTAAGAATACGTGCAATGGAAAACTCTAGTTCTTTTACTATAGATTCTGAACAAGAAACATTACCTACAGGTTTTTTGCAAACAAGAAGTTTTGTTTTAACAACTAACCCTAAAACTGCATTACAATTTATGACTCCGTTTCATCAAGCAGAAACACAAGGTTCAAATGAAAGTGGTAGACCAAGAGCTTATTCTATAGAAGGCACTAACTTTAGATTTAGTCCTAAACCTGATGCTACCTATACAGCTAACATAGTTTTTTATAAAGCCTTTGATACATTAAGTTCATCGGTAGCAACTAATCATATTTTAACTACCCATCCTGATGTTTATCTTTATGGTGCGTTATATTTTGCTAGTACATTTATTCGTGGTATGGATGGACAAACAGTAGCACAATTTAAAGGTCAATACGAAGCTGCACTACAACAAGTAGAAATGGCTGATGAAAAAGACAAATATAATGCTACTCCATTAGTTCAAAGATCAGGTATTAATATTAATAATTTTGATAACGTATAATGCAAGTTCCTTTTGCAGAATGGTTACCTGACCTACCAACTCATTTAAATCCTGGTGCTACAGAAGCTACTAACGTATTTCCTGCAGTAAACAGTTACCGACCATTTAATGACATAGCAGTTACTTCAAGTAATGCTGTTACTGCAAGATGTCAGGGTGCAAGAGCTTTTAAATCAGACAGTGGTGCTATATCTATTTTTGCAGGTGATGCTACTAAGTTATATAAACTAACATCTAACGCTTTTGTAGATGAAAGTGGTGGTACTACGTTTAGTTTTTCTGCTGAGTCCTATTGGGATTTTGCTAGATTTGGTGAAGTAATTATTGCTTTTAATGGTGACGATGCTCCGCAAGCATGGACATTAGATTCATCAACTGACTTTGCTGCATTAGCAGGTTCACCACCAGCATTTAGACATGCTGCAGTTATTGGTAATTTTTTAGTTACAGGCTTTCAACCTGCTGCACAAAACAAAGTACAATGGTCTAGTTTTAATGATCCGACTTCATGGACTGCAGGTGTCAATCAATCTGACTCTGAAGTATTACCTGAAGGTGGAGTTATTACTGGTGTTACTGGTGGACAGTATGGACTAATATTTCAAGAAGATCGTATCACTCGTATGGATTATCGTGGTGGTAATGTTGTGTTCTCATTTAGACGTATAGAAGAAAACAGAGGTGCGGTACAAGGTAAAAACGTAATACAAGTTGGTAACCTAGTGTACTATCTATCAGAAGATGGTTTCTACGTAACTAACGGTACGCAATCACAACCTATTGGTGCAAACAAAGTAGATCGTTTCTTTTATAATGATTTAAAGTTTGAGTTAAGAGAACGTGTTAGAGCTTCTTACGACCATGAAAACAAATTAGTTATGTGGTCATATCCATCAGCTACAGGTACAAACGCTGGCATCCAAAACGATAAGATTATTATTTATCATCTTGCTAGTCAACGATGGTCGTTAGTAGAACTAGATCACGAAGTTATTATTGATTATTTATCACCTGGATTTACATTAGATGAACTAGATGATTATCCTACATCAGGTGCAGATGATTTAGATGCTATTAGCATATCTTTAGATAGTGCAGCATTTATTGGTGGACTGAGAACATTAGGTGTATTTAACACTTCACATTTTCTTGGATCTTTTGGTGGTGATGCTTTAGCAGCATCTATTGGTACTAATGAAACTGAAATATTTCCTATGCATAGATCACTAGTTACACACGTTAGACCTATAGTAGATACAAGTTCTGCTACAGGTACAATAAGTTTTCGTAATAGAGTTGCTGACTCTAGCACGACTTCTAGTGCGTCTAGTATGCACGCTACAGGAACGATACCGTTTCACAAATCAGCAAGATATTTTAAATTTAACTTACAAATACCAGCAGGTACCACTTGGTCAGATGCACAAGGTATTGATGTAGAAGCTATCAAAGAAGGATATAGATAATGGCAATACAAGGAGGTGGTTTTTTAGCACCAAACCCAAACGAAATAGATCAGTTATTTAGACCAATTAATGGATTAAGGCCAGCTCGACCTGGCGGTCAGTTTGTTCAATTTGGTCAACAATCACCAATACCTATTTCTAGTGATCCAATGCCTAACAACAATCCTGGAGCTGGTATTTCACCACAAAGCCCTTATGTTAATGAAAGTTTTGTTCCTGATAACAGTACATTTATTCCTTTACCAGATCCTAGATTTGGAACAGGAGGGTCAAGAATAGGCGATCCTTCTGTGCAACCTACATTAATACAAAATCAAATGTTTCAGCCACCCATGCAACAACCTGTGCAAAATCAAATGCCTGTTGCAAATTCATATTTAGAACAGTTACAACAATCTGCAGGCTTACTTAATGGTCAAATACGAAATGTAGTTCCTCAAAATAGATTTGTGGGAAACCAATTTGAAATGCCTTTTAATTTCAATAATCAAAGTGGATTTGGTAGTACTTATAATCCAAGTAATTTTAATTACACACCACAACCATTTAACCAATACGGTAATGTACCTGTAACTGGTAACATACCGTCTAACGTATCTACTACTACAACTATGAATGATCGTGAAGGTCGAAGTGGTGAACGTGGTTCTTTTGGAAATCAAGATAATATAAGCACTGAATTTGTAGGTAACAGAGGTTATAGAATTGGTGGAGATGGTAGAGTAGAAGAATTAGACCCTGAATCTCTTGATTATAAATTTAATAAATTTGCATTTGATGCACTTAACTTAGCAAAAATAAATCCTCTTAACCCATTAGGATACATAGATAACATGTCACAAAGATTAGATCCTGATATTATGTCACAAATACAAGGTTTTGAATCTAATAATCCACAAAGTTTAACTTTTGGGCCAGGTATTGCTCAAGCTGTACAAAACGTATTTGGAGGTACTGGAGACGGGCCACTAGGCGGTCTTACAGAAAATGATATACAAAACTTTACTGGTGCTGTACCACGAGGATTGTTAAGTAGACCAGTTAATATGAATATGAATCCATTAGGATCTTTAAGTTTAGACACTACACCAACAACTGTTGCTGATTTGATAGGAATGACTCAAGGTTTAAATACAGGAGGAGGAAGTCCTGATAGTAATCCAGGTGGAACTGGTAGTGATGGTGGTGAATCTCAAAGCCAAGGTCAATATGGTGGAGATGGATCTCGTTTAGGTAGATAATGGCTAGTAAAATAGACCTACAATACGTTTATCAAAACATTGACTCAACTGAGGAGTTTCAATTAATTGTAGAAGAACTAACTAATCAACTAATACGTTATCACAACGATGAAAATCAGGAGGTTACATCATGGTTTTTAGCCTAGATCAATGTAAGAATTGCGAACATAGTTGTCATTGTGGAAACAATGGTGTCTGTGTAACTTGTAAATGTGCCAACTGTGAGCATAATGCACTAGATGAATTTCACAAAAATCTAAGTGATGGTTTTAAAGAAAGTGTTGAGTAATGGCTCATACCTACAAAAATGCAAAAGTAGATTTAACTACAACTAATGCTACAGCATTAATTACTGTAGCTAGTGGTACTACCGTTATTGTCAAATCTATTATAATATGCGAAGATAGTAACAATGATGATAGTGTGTCATTAATTATA